TAATTTGGTATATGCAGTAGAATATGTTGATTCAGAAGATCAATATGATCCAAACTTCTTTATATACAATACTATATTCAGAAATGTACCATTAAAATATCTTAACAAATTAAACAATACAGAATTTCAAAACAAAGTAAAAGCTTTTTGTGATAAGAACTGGAACGAAAAAGCTACTAATGCAACAGGTGAATCTAAAGTTGAAATTATTACAGGTGATGACTATTATCAAACATATGAAGACGCTTTTGGTGATGTTGCAACTGATGATAATTCATTATTTAATGACTATGGTCAATTAGTTAATGGAAGACAATATTTCAAATACGATTTCAATACAAAATTAACAGAAAAATATCAATATAAAAATATAAGAAAAGGAGTACAATAATGAGTAAAGTGAAACAATGGGCTTGGGACACAGCCGAAAAAGCAGTTGATTTAATAATTGACAAATTAAAAGATGGTCAAATTGACTTTGATACTGCTAAAACAGAAATATTGAAAGTTGACAATGTAGGTTTATGTAGTATTGATGAATTTAACATTGACGAAGTAATGGATGATATAATAGGAGGAAAAAAATAATGAGTAAATACGATTTAACAGACCAATACATTGGTAAAGATGATTTAGGTAAAAACCTATACAGAAAAAAAACTTACTATACATTATGCATAGAGCAAGATGTTTTAGCTAAGAACAAAGATGACGCAGATAAATTGCTTTCAGACGCAGGTATTAATTATGATAATATTAATAAACAACTTGCTGAAGAAAAAGGTGGTGTTGAAACACATATGGTAGACGCCAACTATACAGATTCAGGTGATACTGAATATGTTGCTAAAGTAGTTTATGATGATTATGATGGCTTAGAAAATGCCAAAGAAAACGGAGACGTTGAGTTAGATACTTACGCTTTGGAAGATGATGTCATTAATGACAAAGGCGAAGTTGTTGAAAAAGAAAAAGAAATGGACCCACTAGGCGATTTAGAAAAAGTTGTTTATGGTTCTAAAGCAGAATCAGATGTTGATGTTTCATTAAATCTTGAAAACGAAAGTAAGTTAGGAAAATAATGAAGTATAACGAAGATAAAATATTGAAAGAAGTTTTGGAGTACATTAAAGGTACCTATTCAAAACATTATTCAGTAGATAAAGATGGATTCCAAGTACAGGATTTATTAAGGCATTTAAATATAGATAAAGATTTTAGTTTATCAAATGCAATAAAATATCTATGTAGATATGGAAAAAAAGATGGTAAGAATAAGATGGATTTGTATAAGGCAATTCATTATATTGTATTACTAATATCAAGTGAGATAAAAAATGAAAAAAAGAACTAAAAAATTAATACTAGAGTTATTAGATTTTTGGCCAATGACAATAGTTGTGCCAACAATGATAATCTTAATTTTAACGGCGAACCTATGGTAGAACTATTAAAATTTATAGACGATTTAAAAGCAATCAAAAAGTCTTTAGGTGAAAATACTGATAATAAGACAATGAAATTGATTGATGAGACCATTAAGAAATATCAACTAGAAGTTGAAACATTTGAGAAATGGTTAGAAGAGGAATCTAATAAATGCGTGTAAAAAGCGCTTTTTTAGGGGGTACGGTAGTATCAAGTCGCTACGTAAAGCTACTCCAGGCGTCTCCTAGACGCTTAAAAACGTTGAAAACAAAGGGTTTTCAGTAGGGCTTGACAAATACGTTAGGATATTGTATCCTAGACGTTATATAAAAGTGAGAAAGGAAACGATTATATTATGAGCAAAAATTGGCATTACGATAAAGACCAAATATGGACAGAGTTTAAAGAGGCTACAGAAAAAGACCAAAAGAACTCAAAAAGAAATAAAAAAACAGGTGCAATAACTAAAGAGGTTTATACTTCAAGAATAGAAATGTTAGAAGCACACGCAAAAGACAAACTAGAAAACCCTAGTTGGTATGAGTTTGTTTCAATAAATTTTGATAAATTGTTAGAGTGTTGGAAAGCACCAGATCCTAGAGACGCATTTTATCTAGCAGTTTTTGGCAAGACCTTTGCCGAAAAACAGCACGAACAGGAAATGGATTTTGATGATGAACCAAAACCTAGATCCGGTGGTCCTGCTGAAATTAAACTATAAACGGAGAGACAATGAATAAATTGAAAATAATTGGTCCAATAATCAGTATCATAGTTTTATCAACTACTATTGCAAACGCAAATGTAGTAAATGATAAAATGGATGCTGTTAGAACTTGGGCTACAGAAGAAAAAGCTAAGACCGTAGAATTTCAAAAAGTGAAATGGCAAGAAGGCAAAGACCAGATTGCTAATACGATCTTAAAAATTAAAAAACTTTTTAACTGGTCAGGTAACTAATGAGTGGAGATTTTATTTGTACAAGTAAGAATGATGGTACACATTATTTTAGACCTATTACTGCTAGAGCACAAACGCTTTGGCAGCAAAAAGGTTTTAGTAAATATGTGATTGATAACAATGAAGACTATTACATAGTTAAAAGTGTTGATAGTCAGAAAATATGTGATGAGATACGCAAGAATAATATGGATTTTACTAGTTAGTTTATTACTAACAAATTGTGCTAATAGGTCCCATACCGGTGCCGTATTAGGTGCAACAACAACTACTGGAATATGTGTAGAAATGATTACGCAAGATCCATATCTAGTTGCTGGTTGTGCTGTAGTAGGTGCTTTTGCAGGTGCAGAACTATTATATAATAGTGATAAAGATGTACACAACGCAGTATTTGTAGACCATTTGAATAACGGACCATTCGGTTCAAGTTATACAAATTGGTATAATAAAAATACAGGTAATAGTGGAATAATTCATATAACAAAAAGTTATATGGTTGGACCTATCAAATGTAAAGATTACGACCACACCGTAGATATAACAAATCAATGGCCATTAATTGGTATAGGCGGAGTTAATAGACAAGTTAAGTTTGGAACTGCCTGTCAAACACCAGATGGACAATGGGTGGAGAAACCATAATGCCAAATAATTATAAAGTTATAATGTACGCTACTTTAATAATGATTACGGTACTCCTATGTATGGAAATGGCTTGGGGTTGTGTTGATTGTGATTTAAACAAAAAAGAATTTAATAAAAATGCCGAAGTAATGGAAATAGAATGGCATAATCCAGATGGAACCGTAAATCGTAGTACCAAGGTTGTAGATGGATCGCAGAAGATTTTATATGATAACGTTAAACCAGTAGAAAATGACGCTGATCAATATTGTTATATAAAAATTATTATTAAACAGAGTGCTAATGGAGACATATCAAAAGAAGAGAAATTATATTGTTCCGATGGTAGAAGTGGTGTAAGTGATACACCAACCTATTGGGAACTATTTGCTCAATTTTACTACGCAGAGGTTACAACACCAGAGTATTGTAGGTTCTATAGTAGAAAAAACCACGCTTTTAAATCGTTCGGAAAAGTGTGTTTGAACAAGGACGGAAAATGGGAGGTAAAATAGAGAATATGATAAAAACAATCATAATAATCGGTTTGCTTGTCATTATATTCACTGGAATGTCGGCTGGAGACGCTTTGACGTATCTCCAAATCGGCCTTGACAAATCCCTTGAAATAGTATATGATCTAAAGGAGAGTGTAAATAAATGATGAGAAAAACAATTAAATTAGCAGTTGTTGGTTTGATGTCCCTATTATTGGCCAATTGTGCCGGTAATACGTACAAAATCAAAAACGAGCAAGGTGGCAAAATCCTAAACAAAGTGCCAAATTGGTATATGGCTGAATATGACGAGAAAAAAGCCTGTGATTTATCAATGTGGACTAGCAAAGATAACGAAAAAGTGTGTATCTTTGGTGTAGGAACTGCCGTATCACCTGACCTTAATCTAGCAATAGAGAAGGCAAAAATGATAGCGAAAGCTGAAATAGCGGACATTATCAAAGGTGAAATGAACAAAGAGTCTAAGCAGTTTATAACTGAATTAGGTAAAACTCATACAAAAACTATAGTAACCGAAGTTGAAGTGGTTTTGATTAACAAAATTGAAGAAACTTTAGTAAGAGGTTATGAAATTTTTGAACAAGATGTAACCTTGACGAAGCAAAAGTATTATAGAGCTTGGGTTGGTTTAAGACTACCACTTGGTGAATTCAATAAGATGTATTATTACGCAATTGAAGAAGCTGTGGATGCTTTTAAACTTAAAGAATCAGCTAAAGCTGCTTTTGAGGAGTTGATGAAAAATAATGAATCAACGGAATCAAAAACCAATTAATATAATAGTATATACAAAACCAAATTGTATATATTGTACCAAGGCGAAGAGTCTTTTAGAGACCTTGCGCCTTGATTACAAGGAAAAGAAATTAGAAGATTTTAAAAGCATTGATGAACTATTAGAAGACATTGGAAAAAATGTTAAATCAATGCCACAAATAAAAATAAATGACGAACTTGTTGGCGGATATAATCAATTAATGGAATATTTTGTAGATAAGAAACAAATAAATTTTCAAGGCAATATAATCAAAGATGAATGATGATAAAGACAATAAGGAAAATGATAATGTTATCCTTTTTCCTGCCGAGAGGATTAAACGTAAAGTATCGGTAACAGATGAACGACACGCCAAAAGAATTAAAGAACAAAAAATTAGAGAATTCGTTGAACTTAATGTAGATGAAATAGCAATGGAAATGTTAAGAAAATTTGTATCATTAGGTATCCAATCACAACGAGAAAACTTTACTAGGGACTTAGCACTAGTTATAGATTGTGTTAGAGGATTGTTATATCGGGATTTTGATGTACATCACCCAGCACAGAAACTAGCTGATAAGACGGTAAAATTGAAACAACTGAACCAAGGAGGCCGTACGGCCAAAATTGATTATTCAGTTTTGATAGATTATGATAAACAAAAACAGAATGGAACTAAAAACCCTTTAGGTAAAGATGTTAAATCTGAACTTAAAGACCTAGAAGATGGTTCAGATATGTTTGAACCGGATGGGGATTTAGATCCCCAGACATAGGAGGAGGTATTTTATTATGTTTAGATTAAATATATTCGGAAATTCCACGAAGGAGTCGTCAACATATACACCAGACGTTAAAACGGTGACAATTAAAGAAGGAGTTAATGTGATGAGTCGCAGAAAACTATCAAAAACAGCAAGAGTATTAAATCTCTTGAATAAGGGAAATTCAGTTTCTTGGCAAGCGCTAAGAACTAGATTTGACCTTAAATCCCCTAGAGCAATGGTTGACAAACTACGTGCTAGAGGACATATGATTTATATTAATAAATCAGCAAATGGTACATCTTATAGAGTAGGTGAACCAACAAAAGCTATTATAGCTGCTGGTATTA